ACGCGGCTCGCGGTAACTTTGCCCAAGCGGGCGGCGAACCATTCGTCTGTACGCTGATCCATTAGCCGAACTCCTTCTTCCGGGCGGTGAATGCGTCCATGTGCAGCTGGCGGGCTTCAACCGCCAACGACTTGAACAGGGCGGTCAGGGCGGCGACGTCGGCGCACTCGGCGATCTGCGCTTCAATCGCTGGGTCGTACTGCACAACAACCTCGTGCGTCACGGCGTCGGCGTCGTTGTCGCCCTCGGTCGGAATGCAGAAAGTTTGGATGGCAGCGTACTTATAAGCTGCGCTCATCGCTTTGTTGCTCGCTTTATCGCCGCTATCCATGGCTTCGCCTACCGTCACCACGGTGTGCTTGCTGCCATCGTCGGCGGCCACAAAGTCAAACTCCACGGTCAACGTAACGTAAAAAAGTGCCGTGCCAGACTTGGTCTGACGCTCAATGACTTGCCGGTCAGTCACGCGAGGCAAAATGCAAAGGCCATGCTTTGATAACAGCGGCGAAAGTGCGCCGTACACCTGATCAATGCCTCGAAAAGCATAACCCTGCGACTGGTTTTTACTTGCCTTGCTAATGCCGATCTTGGAAAGTTCAGCGGTGACCGCTGCGATGCATTGGTAAACCTTCATTGGATGCTCCTGTGAATCTTGGTGAGTTCGTCGTGGATGATCGCGTCGAGTTCGGCCAGCGCCTGGTTGCATCGGTCGATGCGCTCGGCCTCCTCGCGCTGCTGCAACTCCAAGTCTTGCTGATGCCACCAGCTGTCGTCGTCGTCCCATGCGCTACCGGACATCGGACACCTCGCAGCTGTGGCCGTCGCAGGGCTCAATGGCGGCGGCGATGAGGTAGACGGCGATGAGGGCCACGATCAGCGGCCAGACGGGCTGGCGCTTCATGCCAGCGCCTCGTCACGGGCTGCGCGGATAACGTCGTAGATCGACTCAAACTCGGCCTCGGTCAGCTCGGTGTGATCGATCTTGATGCCGAGGTAGTTGGACTGGCCGAACTTGCCGCGGCTGATGTTGTCGTGGTGACCGATCAGGATCACCTCGGTGACGTCAAATTCCGAGGCCAGATTGGTGTCGGGGTCTTCGGGAACGTAATTGAAGCTGATTTCGACATCCCACAGGACGCCAAAAAAGACCAGTTGGGTTTCAATCGTGTTCATGTCTGCTCCTGTCTGTGGAGTGGAGGGGTTGTGTCTGTCAACGCGACTAGTTTAGCAACCTAAACCATGGTGTCAACAGGCTAGGCGAAAAAAGTTTAGTCGGCTAGACTGCGAGGATGGACATCGACAAGCTCATCCGCCGATACGGCAGCCAACAGGCTGTCGCTGACGCTTTCGGCGTCACCAAAGGTGCTGTCAGCCAATGGGTAAAAGCCGGGGCAATCCCGGCGGCCCGGCTTTGGCAGCTGAAGTCAGGCAACGTCAAAAAACCGGAGAAAACACGATGATTGCAACAGCGATGCTGCTTCTGGCAGCGGAGTTTCCCGTCATCCTCGGCACGATCCCGAACCGTGACCAGGCGAAGATCACGTTTACGACGACCGAGGGGAACTGCAAGGACGGCGAAAAGCTCGTGTACACGCAGGCCGACGGCGGCAAGGTCACGTTGACCGGCTGTTATCGGATCGTCGGCGATCAGCTTTTTGTGGTCTGGCGCGACGGCGACATCTACACCTACGACTTCGCCAGCCTTGAGCTGTCGAGCGAAATGCAGCGATACATCGAGGAGCGCAAGCGGTGAACCGCACCGCCTACCACCGTGCCTACTATTGGTCGCGTCTGGAGGCACGGAGAGCCGCTGCAAGGGCTTCCCGCCGCAAGGCGAGGGAAAGGGCAGCGGTCATCAAGATCGTCTGTGAAGCCGTTACAGAGGCCAGAAACGACAAACCCCCTTTCGGGGGCTTGACGCGGGCGGGGGGATGGCCCTACTCTCGGGATGCTCATGCGAGGTGTCGTGAAGATAGCCCGGGGGAATCGGGCTGTCAACCACCCACCTCCCAGCTCGGGACATCTGGTCGGGAAACCAACGCGCAGATTGTCCTTAAACCCACACCGGGGCAGCCAGCCTGTGGGTGCGCAGCGTGTCGTCGGGAAGCGCAAATGGCAATCGGAGCAATCCGATGAAAAGTAGCCGACAGCAGGGTGGCTCCGTCAGTCATCAATCTCTGCACGATCAACGGTAGGCGTATTCCGTCTCAACCGTGCAGAGTTCACCATCAGTCATTAGTCGTAAACCACAGAGAGGTTAGATATGTCACTAGCAAAAAAGGGTGAAGAACATCCTTTAGCCACAATGACCGTTGAAATTGTAAAAAAAATCAGAAAAGCACAACGGTTAAGAAATGCATTGACTGACAAGGCTTTAGCACGGAAATTTGGTATTACACCGAAAGCGGTGAAGGATGTAATGGCACGGAAGCGTTGGAAGCACGTTCCATGATTCACTATCACGGAACTCCCATGACATCGACGCTGGACATGGTGAAAGCCTTTGCTGGCAAGCACGCAATGGTAAGTTACGAACATCCAGAGCAGTTAGAGATTGCAGCAGATATCTGCCAATCAATCGTTCTGGACAACGGTGCGTTCAGCGCATGGCAGCAGGAGAAAGTTTACGATTTTGATGGCTATGCCGATTGGGCTAATCGTTGGATTCGACACCCTGCCGTTGATTGGTGCGTTATTCCAGATCGCATCGATGGTTCGGAGTCAGACAATAAGTCTTTAGTTGAGGCATGGTCATTGCCTCGCGCTAGTTCCGTCCCCGTTTGGCATTTCCATGAAAGTCTCGATTACTTGAAATGGCTAATGCAATGGCCTCGGGTAGCTCTTGGTTCATCTGCGCAGTATGCCGAGATTGGAACGGCTCATTGGTGGGCTAAAGTGGCAGAAGCCATGCGTGTGATCTGCGATGATCAAGGGCGTCCCAAGATAAAGCTGCACGGGTTGCGTATGCTTGATCCCGGTGTGTTCAGCAAGATTCCGTTGGCCTCTGCTGATAGTTGCAACGTAGCGCGTAACGTCGGATTAGATACCCGCTGGAAAGGGTCATATACACCAAAAAGTCGATATGCAAGGGCGGTGGTGTTAATGGAGCGGATAGAACATCATGCAAGCGCAGCGTATTGGTCGGAAGACGCCATTTTTGCGTACCAAAATTTTGAGTTGTTTGGGTGACATATGGGAGATGAAACTGTCTATGGTCAAAGCAAGTCCAGTCAGCCCATAGAAAAAAAAAGCACTCTGGATGTCTCAAGTTGTCAAAGGATGTGGGATGAGTTGGTGCGGGGGTCACCGTTGAACCGACTGCGGTACCTTGATGCCAGAATGGCTGCGGGTGCGCAGATCGACAAAGTTCGGGTAGCCGAGCTGGTGCGTGATGCCGGGGCTGCTGCGGTGTTGGCCGATCCTGATGCGGTGGGACTGGTGCGGCAATTGTTCGGGGAACGCGGAGTGCAGAGGTTACGGGATCGTGCGCGTACCGAAACTGAACGGCTTTCGCAGTAACCGCATTTGGTGGGTGATTTGGCTAGGGCGATGTATCAACGAGGCAAGAAAACATGAAACCGCTAGCGATGATGGTTCACAAGGACTACCAGAAAATGGACGCCGGAACTCGGCGCGAACTGCAAGAAACGCTGCGTCGGTTGATGCAGCTCCTCGGCGCAAACGCCGCAGGACACTCAAGCTTTCACGACGACCTGTTCGTGTGGTTCCGTAACCACTTTTTCACGACCGACAAGCGATTCCATGACGCTTGCACCGACAACCTCGACATGATGCTTCGGGGACGCCTGTGGCGGCTGTATACGCTGTGCTGGGCGTGTGAGCAGGGTCTGCATGGGCCGGGTGCGATCGTGGACATCGGCACCTACGATGGCGCGGCGTTGGAAGTGGTGCTGCGGTATCAGACCGAACAACGCCGAACCGTTGCATTTGATCTGTTCGACAACGTGCCGATGGAAGCGCGGAAGGCCGATCACGGGCCGGAACTCGTTGAGACCGTGAGGCAACGGTTGGAACCTTGGGCCGTTGAGGTGATACCAGGCGACATCCGCGATACGATGACCCGGCTGCCCGACGAGATCGCGTTTTGTCAGATCGACCTCAACGACCACGAATCAGAAAGCGCGGTGTTCCCCGAGGTGTACGCTCGGCTGCGCCCGGGGTCGGTGGTGATTTTCGACGATTACGGGTTTGAGCGGTATCGGGATAGCGCCCGAGCGCATCAGCGGTTCCTGCGTGGCCGGGAGTCGATCCTTGAGCTGCCCACCGGGCAGGGGTTGTTGGTGAAGGCATGAGACACGCTGCCCGCCGGGACGGTAACGATGCGCTCATCACCGAGGCGTTGCGGGCGCAAGGGTTTGCCGTCCACGACTTCGGCAAGGCCGGTCAGGGCATCCCCGACAAACTGGTGACGCGCACCCTGCCGGATGGCACCAAGTGGATCTGCTGGGTCGAGATCAAGGCACCAAAAGGCCGGTTACGCGAGGGGCAGGAAACCTTCCGAGCGATTTTTGAGCCGCGGCATGAGTGGTACGTCGCCCGTGACCCGCAGGACACGGTGCGCGAGCTGTTTACCCGCTACCACGCCTCGATCAGCCCAGAAAGTTGGCGATGAGCTTTTTGCGCTCGCCCTTGAAATGCAGGATGGCCGGGTCAGGGTACAGCCTGAAATGCTCGGGCAAACAGGCGTAATGATGCTCCGGCAGTTCGGCGACGTCGCGGCCGCAAGCATATTCCCGTAGTACTTCCTGATCGCCGTACCACGCTCGGTATCGATCGGGCAGCGCCTGGTACATCTCGGCGAGATCGCGCCACGCTCCAGCGTCAGGGGTAATCGTCCCGCAGCCGATGTACGGGTACACTTGATCCATCCGCTTGCCGGCGTGTTCGGCGTAATCCTGCCCTCGTTGCCGGGTCACAAACCAGTCAGTCCGGTTAAACGACCGGCGCGTCATGGCGATGTCGGCGTCGCCGAGGAGTCTCGCCGGGTCGATCGGTCGCCGCACCAGCATGTCGGTGTCGAGATATAGCGCCGGCACATCAAGGTCGAGCTGGGCAAACGCCTCCACTCGCCATTGCATCAGGAACTGGCGGTCGCCGTCCGTCGGCACGGCTCGGGTGACCCCGTCCACCGCTGGGGTGTCGGCATCGGTGACTTGGATGATCCCGACGCCGGGGTTGTGCGCGAGAATGGACTGCACCAGGCGGGCGGGCCACTCAAGGTCAGGCCCGACATGGAAAAACACGAACATGGCGGGAGGATAGCACGACGCTCAAGATGTGATAATCTCGGCTTATGCCGCCTCGCGTCCCGCCATTGCGCATCGCTCAAGCCCTTGAGTATCTGCAAGGGCTGAAAAGTCGCGCCGGGGAGATGCTAAACACCGCGGCATCAACGCCGGGGACGCTGCGCCCCGACGAGTATCAGGAGCGGTTTGGGCTACCGGGCGAACCTGTCCCGAGCCTTAACCAAATACGCCAGTCAGTCAGAGGCGCGGCACAGCGTATGACGAGCCTCGACGCTCCGGCATCGCAGGGCATGGGCGACACGGCACTAGACATAGCCGCAGGCTTTACCCCATTGCAGTACCCGCAGGCTGCGCGAGACTTTGAGCGATCCCGGCGCACGGGCGACAGACTTGGCATGGCGCTGGCTACTTTCGCGGCGGTGCCTGTTGTGGGCGGCGTGGCGAAGGCGGTAGGTAAGGCCGACGATGTTGTAAAGGCTTATGGCCTTTCGCATAGACCTATGACCGAAGCGGGCGGCGCGGCGCGGCTGCATGATGCAGTAAAAACATTTGGCGAAGATATATTCGGAAAAAACGCTTTACAGTATTTCGGAAGCGGCGACCCGAGAGAATCTGCAATCCCAAAACTGCTTGCCAAAGTCCGCAATAACCCTAATGCCGAAATAACCATATATCGCGGCGTTCCTGAAGGTGTGGGCGATCAAATTAACTCTGGCGATTGGGTCACGCTAGATGAAAGC